AAATACAGAGAGCTAAAGGTTGAAATTAATTGTTTCGGGGTGCAGTTTCACCTCGATAAAAGGTGAGTGGTTTGACCCCACTTATCCTAAACAAAAAACATTTCGTAATACCAGAGAAAAATATAGAGTAAAGTCTTGGCAAGATTATCTTGCAGAAAAACTTGATATTGAATGTATTACCGTAGGAAAGTCTGCAATAGGTAATAGACAAATTATCGAGAGAGTTGTTTCCGAAATTGCGTGTCATGACCCCTCCGATATATTTGTAATTGTAAGTTTTACAGAATGGTTGCGTCTAGATGGAAATACTGGCGGTGAAGCATGGTGGGTTATAGGTAAACCACGTTATGTGACAAATGCGTTTTTGACTCAGCTAATTACGTTGCAGTCTTATTTGGAAAGTAACAATATAAAGCACTTGATTGTACACGGAACAGAACCAATAAATAATATAAGTGCAGGGCAATCTTTTTTTTCTGAGAACTGGACACTACAACACATAATGGAACAGTTTTTAGAAAATAAGTTATATCACCAGATTAACGCAGATAATATATGGGGTTGGCCTTTTTTCGAAAGAATAGGTGGAAAAACAATACAGTCTATCGTTGAATTAGACCACACCAGCCATCCAACAGAAAGAGGACACAGACATTTTGCAGAGGTGATACTCAAAGATGTCGAAAGGAGAATGCAATGCTAGATTGGGTAAAGAATAGAATAGAAGAAAGAACTACTTGGGATGGTGGAGTTCTCATAATCGCGGGGGTTTGTTTTTTAATTTTTAAACCACTCGCAACAATTGTTGCTTACGGTGCAATCGCATATGGTGTCTGGACTATTTGTAAAAAGGAAAACTAATGCCATCACATCATTTCGCTCTGGTTTCGAGAGAAGCATATAAAGATCCTGTTGACGCAGACTTCACACAATTTGGGTACGAACACGCAGAGTTTTGTAGTGTCGAAGGCGCGCAGGCATATGTTCTTTGTGACGAAGACAGAGGAGAGATTGTTGTCGTTTTTAGGGGAACTGAACCAAAAGAGTGGAGTGATGTCAAGGCAGACTTATACGCGACTCACACTAATGGGTTTCACTCTGGTTTTCTAAAAGAATATCTAAAACTTCATAAAGATATTATTCGCACAGTTGCGAGATATCAAGTTTCAAAGGCACCTGATTGGCCAGTCATTTTATGTGGACATAGTTTGGGTGGAGCAATGTCTCAGGTCGCGTCCTACTACGTGCCATGGGTCGATGCGATTTATACCTATGGTTCACCAAGGGTAATAAGCTGGTTTAAGGAAAAACTGTGTGTCGAGCATTTCCGTCATGTTAACAACAACGATATTGTACCCAGAGTTCCCCCCTTTCTACTAAATTTCAGACATTGTGGAAAACTAATATACATTGATTATGATGGTGACGTGTATCGTGGGGATTCAACTCGATGGAAAAGACTCAAAGATAGTTGGAAAGGTAGATTAGATGCTTGGAAACAGAGAAAATTTTTTGACGGAATTGCTGACCACGATATGGATTTCTACTGTGCTCATTTGGGGAGTGAATGATGCCTTGGTTACTCGTACTTACACTAAAAGCAATATTGAGTTCTATCATAGGTTCCAGTTTTTACCAGTGGTTCAAAAACACAAAGGCTGGAGTCTGGGTACAAGTTAGAATGGACAATACGATGGAGTGGATTGCAAAGCGTTACGATATCGAAATTGCAACCAGAGAAGAAAAGTGGTTGAAACAGTACCCTAATCTTGCTGAAAGGATAAATAAACTTGAGAATTACTCGCATCCTTGTAAAGAACTGCATGAGTTTGAAGTTTGGCCAGAGTTAGATGCAAGAATTAAAAAACTAGAAGGAAAGTCTGATGAGTAAAGTATTGTTTTTGCTCGTGTTGATTGAGGCTGCTGGCATTTACTTTCTCTGGGGAGAAAGAGAAATCCTGAAAGAAAATGTTGTGAAGTTAGAGATTGCAATAGAGGAACAAAGGGCTGCAGTAGAATCAATACAACAACAGTATGAAGTGCAGGGACAGGCACTCATAGAACAAACGCAAAAGAATGCTGAGATAGAAGGTGAAATGAACAGATACCTAAGTATCTTTAGTAGACATGATCTAACAAAACTTGCCGCGGCAAGGCCTGGGTTGATACAACCAAGGGTGAACAATGGTACAAAAGATGTTTTTGAAACAATTGAACAGGACACACAGGAATTGTATGAAGTTTCTAATCCTACCGCTGACACTGATACTGAGTAGTTGTTCTCTCTTACCGGAAAGAACAAAACCAGTTGAGATTGTCACAAAACCTGTTCGTATAAATATTACTCAACCGGCATACCCAAGGCCCTTAGACTTAAGGGAACCATATTGGTATGTTGTGAATGACGATAACCTTGAGACTTTTCTTGAGGATGTTCGTAAACAGTCTGGAGATCAGACTGTATTTTTTGCCATGACTGTAGCTGACTACGAATTAATGGCATATAACATGCAAGAGCTTCGTCGCTACATTCGTGAGGTTCAAGAAGTGGTTTTATATTATAGAACTATCACGGAAAATCTTAACAACGAAAGCGGAGAAGATGGTGGCGGAACAAACTAACTTAGAAACTCAAGTAGCCGTTCTGAGAAAGGATGTTGAAAACATGAAAGAGATTCATGTACGCTTGGATAATGCAATTCATTCAATATCTGATGTAACTTCTGCTATCAACCGTATGTTGGCTGTCCATGAAGAAAAGATATCCCAACAAGAAGAAGCGGTTTTTGTTAGTGAACAACTCATGGAAAAAAGAAGAGTTGAGTTCTCCAAAGACATTACTGAAATTCATAGTAGAATTAGTAAAGTAAAAGAAGAACTATCTAAAGAAATGACCGAACAGCACTATAAAAATGAACGGCTTCTGGAATCAATTAAGACTGACGTTATTGAAAAGGTAAACGACCTAGAACGTTGGAGATGGATAATTTTTGGAGGAATCAGCGTCCTTGCCGTTTGTTCTTCCATAATTCTACCAAATTTACTCGTATAGATTTTCTCTCGCCTCGTCCCACTTCGCAATTAAAGTTTCATTGTAGAGTTCTTCTGCAAACTCATAGTCTTCCTGATACTCTTCGTAGATAGGAGTGAGATCGTGTAAATCCCGATCAAATTTATTATTGTTTTGTGATGAATTTTCTCTTCCCCAATCGATATCTTTCCACACTACATCGCCAAGACAGTGGGCCATTCTACTCATAACCTCATCCCTTTCGTCATTATCATCACTGAAGAGGTCTTCATATGCATAAATGACACATGTTCGGTCATCAAATCCCCAAGTGTCCTGTAGGTTGTTTACCACATCTCTCAAATCTAAATCGTATGCCCTACCCTCATCAATCTCGTGTAGCATTGTTTCATACTCTTCTTGTGCAGTCCAGCTTCCACTCAAGACAATATCTGGATTAGTAAGAGATTCTAAAATCTCTGCGTGATTATCATATTGTTTGCCTGAAGCAATTTCTTTAAGATACATTTTTGCCATAGAGTGCAATCTACAAACAGGATCTCTCATTGCAAACATAGGAACGGTTCTTATTCCTTTTTCTTCGAATTTATCTTTTATAGTTTGAAGAGATGGTTGTTGTATTTGATACTTCACAGGAAATAAATCGGCAGAAATGTTGCCACTAGTCGGTTGTGTTTCTTGTTGTACCTTGTTTTCTAACACATCTCCATAGTGCTCTACGTAACTATCCAACCATCCTATAGGATTAGACATGTTGTACCCTGCGGTTCTATAGTATTGAATTGTTCTATTTACATATGTTAAGTCTAACGTCAAACCAAATTCCATCGACTGTTTCTTTGTGTGTTCTTCTTCATTCTGTATTATTTCATTACTACCGCCAGGCTCCGTGACATTGTACCAATCCAAAAGAAGAGTTGGCTCTTTTTGCCAAGAAGCACACCACCAATCCTGTTTATTCAACTGTTTCCAAAACCAAGTAGTACCAGTTTTCTGCGCTCCCATATGGAGAATGTGAATTTTGTCAGGCATAGTCTTCCAATGCTCCTTTTCTTCTTAAGTCTAGAGTCGCGCAGTGCATACCGCCTGCGAGAGTCATTGCATGTCTAAATTGTATTGGGATGCAATCTATCTTATACTTATTTAGTTCCTTCATGAGTGGTGCTTGACAATTATCAATCACGACTGTATAATGGTCTATGCTAAGGAGGTTGAGGCCTATATAAGGGCTACAAGGTGCGGCATACCCCATTTTGTTTCCTTGAACCACAACGTCCTCAAAGTAAATTTTGTCCCAAGTCTTGAATACTTCTGGACAATTGTGTTTGTTTACCCTATTAGAATTTAGAAGAACCAATCCAGGCCGTAATGGAATGATAGTGGAGTCAAAATGAGAAAAACTGTAAAGTTCACTGTAGTGCATTCTGTAACCCATAGGTTCAAGGAGGCGTTTCAACCATTGGTATCCTTTCATGTTTCCACTGTTAGAAACTTGATACAACAAGTCTTTACCTATTCGCACAAGGTTTGGTGCGTCAAATATAATTTCGTGGTTTTTTAACGTGGGTTTAGAGAGGTCTTCAAAGGTGAAAGAGTCATCTAAAAGTTTTGGTTTTGGTGCAGACAACCATAACGCACCGTCTTCAAAAGCTTCATACAAAATGTCTTCATACAGTCTTGTCTCAAAGTATCTTGCACGAACAGGACTAGGTGTTTCGATTAACATGTTTCCAAGAGGTATGATTAAGTCTCTTGGACACCAACTGTACCAACCTTTAGATTTCCAACCTTGTCCAATATCGTAAGTGGTGTTTTCCCAATCAATAATTTTAGGACGATGAACCTTTACTCCACAACTTTCCAATACGCTTGCGAGGCCGTCTGCATCTTCGTTTGCTTCATCAATCAACCACTGAGGGTATTCGCCCTCTGGAGGGACTTGATCAACAGGAGTATCTGCGTAACTAAAACTTCGTGCGCTAATATCGGTTGCGATTCTTGCGTGGTGGGCGTGTCCTACGATGATTTCTTCTAAAGGGTCAAAATCATTATGTGTGCTAATTTTCACTTGACAATTACATCCTTAAAGAGTTATACTATTAAACATGACATACATTGACGAAAAATATATTCTACTAGCCTCGCCTCTTCTTTTGCAGTTTAAGAAAAGAGGTAATCAAGTATACAACTTCCGTTGTCCCTATTGTGGAGACTCACAAAAATCTAAAACAAAAAGTCGAGGATTTGTGTTTCCCAAAGGAGACACTCTTATATATAAGTGTCACAATTGCGAAAAAGTGACTAACACTCAAAACTTAATAAGACATTTAGATGAAAATCTATATAAGGAGTACGTGAAAGAAAAGTTGTCTGGAGGGGTAGGGAACTCCGTTTCGGAACAACCAAGGGAAGAAAGATATTATTTTAAAAAGAATGGACTGATAAAGGTTTCTAGTTTGCGATGGGATCATCCCGTAAAGAAGTACGTGATGGCGAGAAGAATTCCTTCAAACAGACAATATCAACTATTCTATGCTCCAAAGTTTTATAAGTGGGTAAATAGCATTATAACTGACAAGTTCCCATCCAGTGGTGACCATCCACGACTTGTTTTGCCCTTCTATGATGAGAGGGGAAAGATCTTTGCCTTTCAGGGTAGAGCGTTTGGTGAAGAAATTCCCAAGTACTTAACTATTAAGTTAGATAACACAAAGGACAAAATTTATGGGCTCGACCGCGTTGACTACAATCGTACAGTATACGTTGTTGAAGGCCCCATTGATAGTCTATTCATAGATAACTGTATTGCAACCGCTCAAGGTGATTTGAGGGTCGGTGTTGATAATGCAGTTCTCGTTCCCGACAATGAGCCTAGGAACAAACAGATTGTTACTAACATAGAAAAGTATATTGACGATGGTTATAAAGTAGTAATATGGCCAGAGTCGATTGTCCAGAAGGACATAAATGATATGATACTCTCAGGATTTACTGAGAGACAGTTGAAAGACATAATTGCACAGAATACATACGATGGAATGCTGGCAAAAGTTAGATTATCAAATTGGAAAAAGGTATAAAAATGGCTAAAAGAGACTATAATGGAATTCAAATTGATCTGTCTCGTGATGAATTGTTTGATAAGTTAGGACTGGCAAGACTGCAAGAATCTTATATGATGGAGGATGAAACCTCCCCACAGGAACGCTTTGCATTTGTGAGTAAGGCGTTTTCATCTAACCCTGAACATGCACAGAGATTATACGACTATTCAAGTAAACACTGGTTGTCGTATTCAACACCTATTTTATCATATGGTAGGTCAAAACGTGGCATGCCTATCTCATGTTTTTTAAATTATATCAACGATACTGCGGAGGGGTTAGTTGAAAATCTTAGTGAAACAAATTGGCTTAGCATGTTGGGTGGCGGTGTTGGTATTGGCTTTGGTATCAGATCATCTGATGATAAGTCTACTGGGGTTATGCCTCATCTTAAGACTTATGATTCGTCCTGTCTCGCTTATCGCCAAGGGCGTACTAGACGTGGTAGTTATGCTACTTACCTTGACATATCTCATCCAGATGTTTTGATGTTCCTTGAGATGAGGAAACCCACAGGTGACCCAAACGTGAGGTGTTTGAATCTTCATCATGGAATTAATATCAACGATAGATTCATGGAGATTATTGAACGGTGCATGGTTGACCCTGAGGCCGATGATGGGTGGAATCTCACTGATCCACACACAGGTGAGATACGAGATACCGTATCTGCAAAGGCTCTTTGGCAAAAAATCCTTGAACTGAGAATGGAAACGGGTGAACCGTATGTTCATTTTATTGATACCAGTAACAGACATCTACCACAGTTTCAAAAAGATTTGGGTTTGAAGATTCATCAGTCAAACCTTTGTTCTGAAATTATTTTACCAACTAACGAGGAGAGAACTGCTGTGTGCTGTTTGTCCTCAGTGAACTTGGAACACTATGATTCGTGGAGTAAAAACACCATGTTCCTTCGTGACATGGCAGAAATGTTGGACAATGTTTTGCAGTTCTTCATTGATAACGCTCCCGATGCTGTATCACGGGCTAAATTCTCAGCAATGCGTGAAAGGAGTATTGGTATTGGTGCGCTAGGATTCCATGCGTATTTACAAAAGAACAACCTTGCGTGGGAATCGTGGCAGGCAACAAGCGCAAATGTAAGAATGTTTAGACACATTAGGAGTAAGTTAGATGAAGCAAATTTGGAACTCGGTAAAGAGCGCGGAGAAGCACCTGATGCAGTCGATACAGGAAGAAGGTTTAGTCATGTTATGGCTATCGCTCCCAATGCATCTTCTTCTATTATCATGGGCAACACTTCACCATCTATCGAACCTTTTAGGGCAAATGCTTACCGACAAGACACGCTTTCGGGAGCGTATCTCAATAAAAATAAGTATTTGGATGTGCTTATTAAAAGTAAAATGGATGATGGTCAAACAAGAATTCCATATGATGAAATATGGTCGTCAATAATTGCGAATGATGGTTCAGTTCAACATCTTGCTTTCTTAAGTGAAGATGAAAAGGCGGTATTTAAAACATCTATGGAAATAGACCAAAGATGGGTTATTGACCATGCTGCAAAACGTCAAGAGTTTATTGACCAAGCACAATCTTTGAATCTGTTCTTTCGACCAGATTCAAACTTGAAATATCTTCACGCTGTACATTTCCAAGCATGGAAACAAGGACTGAAGACACTATACTATTGTCGTTCCGAAAAACTTGGAAAGGCCGATAAAGTTTCAAACAGAATAGAAAGACAAATTATCAAGGAAATCGACATGAAAGCACTTGCTGTCGAAGATGAACCTTGTTTAGCGTGTGAGGGCTAACATGACACCAACATCTAGATTAACAGACGAAAGAAGTTATTTTAAACCAT